GGCAGCGGCATCGCCAACGCGGCAGCCGCCCAGGTTAAGGGGGCGTCTGTCGACGCCACCCTTAACGACATCGACCGAGAGTTAGCCGAGGCAGAAACCGGCATCCAACAGAACTTCGAGGTCGGGCAGTACAACCTGAAACAGCAAGTGCAAATGATGACCCAATCCGCCAAGGATAGCCTACGCGGTCGCATTGACCCCACCACCGGCCAACAGAACCCACTTGTTAACGGCCTATTGGCCGCTGGCTCTGCGTATGTGGGGCAAGCGTTCCGCTTCGGCTCCACATCTACTTAAGGTATTCCCATGGTACAGCGCAATACACAAGAGTTCGATTTACAGGTGCCCGGTACGCAGCAGGTGCAAGGGCTCCAACTCGGCCCCGGCAAGGTTGAACGTTCTGACTATACCGGCCCATCTGCGGGCTCGATTGCCTTGGATGGCCTGCTGTCAATTGCACAACAAGGAGTCTCCCAGAAGCTGGACCAAGAGGTACAGCAGGCGTATCTCAACGGTACGCGGGCCAGGATGGCCGGGGAGTCCCAAGAGGCAGTGGACTCCGACATCTTTAGCGCGCCGTTCGTGAACGGCGGCTACCAAGATGAAGACTACCGCATTGAGCAGGCGAACATGGCCCGCGAGATGTCGGAGCTTATCGCGACCAAGGGGCAGAGCATGTCGCCTGCGGAGTTCGGTAAGCTCGTGCAACAGCGCGCCGGAACGTTCACGGGCAACTTTAGCAAGATGAGCGCCCAGGGCCAAACGCAGGCCATGGCTTCACAAGAGAGCATGGAACGCTCCCTGTTCACCAAACAGGCAGGGGCGTATAGCAAGTGGTCTATCAACGAGGGCGCTAAGCGCTACTTGGTCCAGGGGAATCAAATCATCACCGACCTTGCTGGTTCTGGTGATGACCCCGTGACCTACCAAGCAAACACCGAACGCGCTGCGCTGCTGTACACGGACCTCATGACATCCGACAAGCTCCCGGCAGAGATGCGGCAGACGGTCGCCGGGCAGTACCTGAGCGCGCTAGTAAACGCCGACCAGCGCCAAGTAGTCGAGCAGCTTCGCGACAGCGGTGCACTCAATGAGATGTCTTTCGAGGACCGTAAGGCACTGGATACGCAGCTACGGGAGAGCACCACCCGCACCACGGCGTTGGACTCCCTCGGGGTGATTCAGGACAACAGCGCGTTCGAGGCGCGTGTCGGGCGTGGTGAGGTGGGCGGCGATGAGCTGACCAGCTACATAGTGCGCGAGGTCGAGGCCAAGCGCATGACGTACTCCCAGGCGAAGACCCTGCGGATGACCGCCATTAAGGGTATGGCAAACCATGACGACCAAGTGGCCCTGATGTCCGCCATCGGGAACCGTGACCCCGGCACCATTGCAGCGTTGGGTTACACAGTGTCCGAGGGCCTGGAGGCCATGGATAAGCAGCTTGCCAAGAACGGCGTAAGCGTCACCGAGCGGCTTAAGGCCGGTGTGTCTGCGGGCCTGTCCTTGGGCGCTATGCCAAAGTCCTTCGGGGACACCATCGGCCAAGGCGTACGCAGCATCGCTGCTACCCCATCCGGGGAGCCCATCCCGGCTGCGCTGGTGGAATCCATGAACGGGGTTATCTCTACGCTGACCATCGCGGAGCAGAAGAACCCCGGCGCCCGTGCTGTGCTCCTTGCAGCCATGCCGGATGACACCAAGGCCACCATGTCGTACGTGCTGGCCCAGCAAGAGCACGGCGTGTCGCCTGAGCAGTCCATCAAAGAGTACACGATTAACCGCGATGCTTTCGCCAAGCTGGATGCGCTCGACCAAGGGTTGAAGACCCAGACGTTCCGCAAAACCTTGCTCGACCGTGTAGATTCGGAGGTGTACAGCGGCGTCACTGGGCGGCTGGGGAACTTCCTGCGCGGGGAGTCCAACCTTTCAAGCAACCCCTACCAAGCGGCTGTTATGGGCGCGGCGTTAACCGATGAGCTGACGAACATCACAAGTGACCGCAACAACATGGGCCTGAATGCCGATAGCGCACTGGATTTGGCCGTAGCAAACGTGCAGGCCCGTACCATCACAGTCGGCGAGTCCGGGGCGTTTGGTACCGGTGAAGTCCGTCGCGGGTTGATTCTGCCCCGTGGTGTTGATGTGGCCCAGGTGTTCGGTTCCACAGACAAACAGCGTATCGGTACTATGTTGTCGCAGGACTACCCAGCGGTGGCCGAGGGGTTCGAGTCGAACTTCGCGTTCAACAAGGCCACCGGGCGCTTGGAGAATATCCAACTCAACGACAAGGGCCAAGTGGTGCAGCGTACCGCTATCGACCCCACCGCCATCGGCAAGCGTATCGAGGCAGAGCAGACCCGTATCCTTGACGAGGCGAACGCCGCGCACTTCGGCGCAGCTATTGACATGGGCGGGCAACCGTTCCGCATCGACGGCGGGAACTCCTACGGCATCCCCGTGCGCATCGCGTACAACTTCCGCAAGGAGTTAACCGGGATGGAGGGTCTCCGGTTGGAGGTGTACAAGGACCGCAACGGGCTCGCAGTCGGCGTCGGGCATAACGTGTCCGGGCAGATGAAGGAAGGGCAGAAGATTACCCGCGAGCAGGCAGAGCAATGGTACCGCGAGGATACCGACCTCGCCATGCAACAGGGTACCCAACTGGCCCGAGAGCTTGGTGTACAAGACCCCAATGCAATCGCCGCCCTATCCGGGGCAGTGTTCCAGCTTGGCGCGGAAGGTTTGAGGAAGCACACCAAGACCGCCGAGGCTATCCGTGCGCGAGACCTAGATGCATTCGTGCGCGAGGTTAGTACAAGCGACTGGGCGAAACAAACACCGAACCGCGTTGAGTGGTTCGTACAGAAAATGGCGCCACACTTCTCGGGACTTGGTGTCCTGAGCAACACAAGCGCCCGCTACCAATAAGGTACACAAATGGCAGGTTCGTTGAGAGTAAAACCGGAGGATCGATTACCTCTGGACGCGTTGCAGAAGGCGCTGCACCCCGAGGTGGCTACAGGCTTGGACCAGTTCCCGGACGTAGACGGCGGGCCTGCTGGCGTGACGGTGCAGGAGAAGTACCAGCGCATCCAAGAGCAACCCATTGAGGCTGCCCAGGTCGAGGCTAACGACAGCCTCGCAGACAAGGTAAACGCCGCCGCGCAGGAATCATACACAGGGTACATTCTGGAGGCTACCGACCGTGCGTTCGAGGGGCAGTACCGCGACTACGATCCAACGTTCCAGGGCTCGCGTAGGGCCTTGGAGCTGGTCCAGCGTATGGGCCTGGAGGCGTCCGAGGAGAACTTAGAGCTGCTGGGTAGGGCAGGTACCGCCGAGGACCAGTTAGAGATAGCCCAGGGGCTCCAGCAGCACCAAACCAACCAAGAGATACTGAGCCGCCACGGCGGTTACGCCCTGGCCTCGGGTATGCTAGACCCCGCGTCATTGGTGGCAGACTTCGCCACGTTCGGTACCGTCAAGGCCCTTAAGCTGGGGCGCCTTGCCTCGGCTGGTCTGGGTGCCACTGTAGGTACCGGGCTGGTGGGCGCAGCGGACGCAGCGGGCAAGAGTACCACCGGGTTTGACTACGTGCTAAATGCTGCCCTTATGGGTGGCTTTGGTGCCCTGTTCGGTGGCGGTGGTATTGGCGGTGCAGGTGGTGGCGGTTGGGCAGGTAGTATGCGTATCCCTGGCACGGACGGCAAGATCGCCCGTGCAGTGAACGCCTTTACGTCGGAGACCGACAAGCTAGCGAAGGCCACCCCAGAAGCTGGGCCGCTCATGTCCACGCTGGTAGATGACCCTGTGCGCCGAGACGGTCTACTGACCAACAACAACGCAGCGAGCTACCATCGCCGATTTACCAACGAGGCGGACGGGTACATGCAATCCTATGACTCGATGTTAGAGGACGGTTTGCGCGAGCAGCAAGGGTGGTCGTTTGTGTCCCGCAAGCTGGACCTGTCCGGCAAGTACGGGGCGGCCCGCGATGACTTGAACAAGGAAGTGGCGGCAGAGCTGCTGCGGCGAAACGATGAGTTCCAGAAGTTCGGTAACGTGTCACCGGCCCCGCGAGGTAACCCGCTTGTGCAACGGTTGGCCGATGAGAGCGACCGTATCCACGCGCGTATCGGGGAGCAGGCCAGAGAAGCCGGTGTACGGGGTTTCGAAGAGTTCACGGCACAGCCTGGGTACTTTCACCGGAGCTGGAACGACTCCCTTATCCGTGGCATGGATAACGCGGAGAGCGGACTACCTAAACGCCTTATCGCGCAATCCGCCCTAGCGGGTATCAAGGGCATTGACGCAGACGATGCAGACGCCATCGCGACCGCGTTGATTCAACGCGTCAAGGACAAGGCGGCAGGCACCCGGTCGGACTTCCTCGGCGGCTTGGGTAAGACTGACACCGCATTCATCCGAGAGGCGCTGGAGCAGGCGGGTGTAGGGCAAGGCAGGCTCGATAGCATCATGTTCAAGATCGAGCAGAAGGCGTCGGACCAAGGCACCACCAAGTACGGTAAGCATCGCCTGAGCTTCGACATGACCGCCAGTATCAAGGGTGCGGACGGCAACATCTACCGCATGACGGACCTGATCGATACCGACCTCGACAGGGTTATGGAGAACTACACCAGCAGCATGGCAGGCCGCATGGCGCTGGCTAAGGCCGGTGTGGCTGCGGATGACGCGGGCCTGGAGTTGTTCAAGCGGAATTACCTTGAATCAATCAAGACACTACCCCAGGCGCAACAGCAGGACTTGCTGTTGCAACTGGACGGCCTACTTGGTGACTTCACCGGCAACCGCCCGGAACCAAACGTACTAGGCCCTGTCGTGCAGCGGGTCAAGGCCCTAGCAGACGCGACCATGCTCTCTGGCTCCGGGTTGTGGCAGGTTGCAGAGTACAGCACCATCGCCGCCCGGCACGGCCTGTACGAGACTGGGAAGCAATTTATGAAGTCGTTCCCCGGCATCCGTAACGTGTTGAACAACGCGAGGACTAACCCGGACTTGGCGGACGAGTTGCGCACTGTACTGCACCTCGACCTAGCCCGTGATATCCGGGTGCGTCCATGGAAGCGTCAACACGACGTGAACTTGGCCGCAGGTGACACAGTGCTAGACCGGCTCCTGCACGCGGGCAAGCAGGCGGTACCGTACCTCAATGCCATGAAATACGTGCACGCCAACCAAGCGCGCCTGAACGCCAATCTCGTACTAAACAAGATGGCCCGCGCCGCTAAAGGTGACGCCAAGGCGTTGGCGACTATCAAGGCGTACGCGCCCGATATCGACTGGGCGAAAGTACAGGCCGCAATGCAGGCTAATGTTACATACAGTGGTAAGAACGCGTCGGCTATGAACTGGGCCGGATGGTCGCAGGACGCTATAGATGAGACGATGAACGTGGCCCTGCGCATGATGGACGACACCCTACTTTTCGGCCGTCCAGGCCAAGGGGCATCGTTCGCCCGCTCCGCTGTAGGCCAAGTACTCGGCCAGTTCCAGTCGTTCGTTTCCTTCGCCCACAACAAGACACTACGCGGCACCCTCCAAAACGGCGGGCCGCGTGCCCTCGCCACCGTGCTCGCCTTTCAGTACCCGATGACCTTCCTAATGGTATCGGTGAACGAGGCGCGCAAAGGTGACTTGGATTTGTCGGACAAGGGTTTGCAGAAGGTCGCAAAGGGTGCCATCGGGTACACAGCCGGTTTGGGCTTTATCAGTGGCGCGGCGAGTATCGCCGGGCTGACCGGTGGCCGCGCAGGTATGTCCGTTCCCCTCACAGGGATCATGGATGCACCGGGGCGTGCCCTCGGTGGCGCGAACAAGATGTTTAACGGGGAGTTCCGCGAGGGGTCTGCCGATATTGGTAAGGCCGCAACGCAGGTACTTCCGTTCATAAATGCAATGCCGGGCACTGCCATGGTGCTAGATGCCTGGAAAGGTGAATAAATGTCCCAAACCCCAACTACCGAAGACCTATATGAGGGGGACGGTGTACAAACCGTCTTCGCCCTGACCTTCAGCTACATTGATGCCGACGAGGTGTTCGTAACGGTTAACGGGGTTAATACTCCATATACCTGGGTGGCCGGCAGCACCGCGTCTGTGCAACTTAGCGCGGCACCTGCGGACGGTACAGTGGTGCGGGTGTTCCGTAACACCAAAGCGTTCACCGTCCGCCACGAGTTCGCAGGCGGCGTGCCTTTCCTGCCCCGCTATGTGGACGAGAACAACCGCCAGCTGTTATACGTTGCGCAGGAGACTGTCGAGGTTGCCAACGAGGCGCTGGAACAGACGCTGATTAACATCGGCATCTCAGACGAGGCGTTGTCGCTTGCGCAGTCGGCAGCCCTCGCCGCCGCCGCCGCCCAGGCGTTAGCAACCGATGCTAACGCAGCGTCCACCACCGCACTGGATGTGGCTAACGCGGCATCTGACCTTGTTGGCGCACAAGCTGCCCTTGTGACCTTGGCTGTGGATACTGCGCAGGCAGCGGACCAGAAAGCCACCGAGGCATTGGAGCTGGTTAACGAGGCAGGTGTTGCGAGCTTCAATACGCGCACTGGTGCCGTGGTCCCCGAGGCGGGTGACTACACAGACGCACAGATTACCTCTGGTGGTGGTACTGTGGCTACCAAGTTCGCGGCCCTGGCTGCGTCTGGGCATGTCGGTACCCTCGGGGCGCTCAACGAAAGCCAGCTCAATGACACTAACATCGCCTCTGGGCGGTACGCTGTCGTGGCCGCTGGGCTTGGCCTTCTGCCAATCAACGTGAACAGCTATCTCGACGTGTATGACAACGCGTCAGCCGGGTTCGCCCGCCAGCGCGTTACCCCCGTAACCTCTAACCGAGAGTTCACCCGTAACTGTGTGTCCGGGGTGTGGCAGGGCTACATCGAGCACATCACTACCGACGCATCGTTCGTGGCGCACAAAACCGCCTTACGAGCAGTGCTGAAAGGTTCCGTCCAGGCAGTGACCGTTCTCGGTGACGCGGCTGCCGGCGATGGCGGCGGCGCGACGTACTACTACGACGCTGCTGATACCACATCTGCGGATAACGGCGGTTCTATCATCGTCGGTACGGATGGTGGACGGTGGAAGATTACCGACCTTGCGAACGCTACCGTGTTGGTGTTTGGCGGTAAAGCCGACAACAACTTCGATAACTCCCCAGTTGTACAGCGTATGCTGACTGCCGGACTTCGCGAGATTGTGTACGGCCCAGGGGTGTACATGCACCGCTCGCCTATCACCATCCCCCAAACCACCAACTTGGCGGTTCGTGGTTCCAGCTTCCGACGCACGCAAATAACCTCCACCGCTGCGGTGGGGTTCGCGACGTACAGCTATCAGCGGGCATCCGGTGCCGGTGGTACTGTGACGACCTTCGATAAGCTGGCGTTCGTCTGGTCTGGTACCGCCCGTGCCGCCGGGTCCGCAGCAATCAAGTACTACGGTTTCAGTGACGCCTTATCGGATAACTGGTTCCGTACTGAGGATTGCACGTTCCAGAACTTCGAGGCAGCACGTAACGCTAAGTGGGCCGGGCAATGCTACAGTACCCGCGACTTCTTTGCGAATAACCGGTACGACAACTACATGTTACGCGGCTGTTCCTTCTGGTACTTCACGGAATGCATGTCCTTTAGCCCGACGTTCATATTCGCACAGGACACTATCCACGATGCCTTCTCTAACGGGTTGTTTATGGATCAGTGTCACAACATCACAGCCGCTAACGAGTGCCTCTTTATCGAGGGGTGGCAGGCGGTGTTTATCGATCAATGTGGTTTTGACCTGGGCTCTGGTGGTGCGGCGGCGCTGTATTTCAACTGGTGCCAAGACGTATACGTGGACGAGTGTTTCATCTCGTCTAACGGCGTAGCTGACCGCGTTGGTGTTGTGTTCGTGAACTCCCACACCGGTGGTGTGACCAAGAGCACCCTTGTCAATAGCAAGATCGGTATCACTACCTCGCCTCCGGCTGGGATGGGTACTCATATTGTCATTGACGGCAACAAGTTCGAAGGCAACCGCGACAACGATGTACTCATGTACACCGGGAGCAAGGCGAACAAGGTTGTCAACAACCACTTCCAAACCGTGCCGAGTCGCACAGGTAGCAACTTCGAAGTGTACGCGAACACACCCGGCACTGATGGCAACATAATCGCACACAACACCTTCCGGGGCACGGCTTACACCCTGTTTACCGGTAGCAACTCCATCACATCCCCGAACCTCTTCGGGGTGTTCTAAGGAAGTATCATGGCAGCTAAGCAAAGTGTGCTTGCAGAACTGCACGCGCTGCTGGCCGGACAAATGATCGACGAGATTAACTGGTATCGGGAGAATGAAATCCCGGTACCAGCCGCCGATAAAGCAGCGATTGCAAAGTTCCTCAAAGACAACAGTATTACTTGCGACCCGGCAGACGCTGGGGACTTGGAGCGCTTGCGTGACGAGTTCAAAGCGAGTTCACAAGCCCGCCGAGAGAAGGCTAAGCAAGCCTTGGCACTCAGTACGGAAGACATAATCGGATTGTACGGGGCGAACTAATGGACACACGCGCACGTTGGGCAAAGGCCCAGCTTGTGCGGGAGATGTACCCGGAGTTCGTGGACTTCTGCCGTGACGCCTTTAACTACATCGGGTTCTCCCTGACGTGGATGCAGGCGGACATCGCAATGTTCATGCAACACGGACCCGCCGAGCAAATGGTACAAGCCCAACGCGGCGAGGCCAAATCAACCATCGCCTGTTTCTACGGCGTGTGGGAATTGATACAAGACCCGTCCAAGCGGATTATGTTAGTGTCGGGTGCAGAGGATAAGGCTAAAGAGAACGGAATTCTCATGAAACGCCTGATCATGCAATGGGATGTACTCGATTACATGCGCCCCGATAAAGGCGCAGGGGACCGCACGTCCGACCTTGAGTTCGACGTACACTGGTCCCTCCGGGGTGTTGAGAAGTCTGCGTCGGTTAACTGCCTGGGCCTTACCGGCTCCTTGCAGGGCTACCGTGCAGACGTATTGATCCCGGACGACATCGAGACCACCAAGAACGGTCTAACGGCTACAGGGCGCGAACACATTGCGCTCCTGTCCCGCGAATTCAGCTCGATTGTGACCCACGGTCGCATCATGTACCTGGGCACCCCGCAGACGCGGGAATCCATCTACAACGGTCTGCCGCGCCGGGGTTACACTGTGCGCATCTGGCCTGGGCGGTTCCCATCCCTTGAGGAAGAGGAACGTTACGCCGAGTACTTAGCCCCGAGCATTGCCGAGCGCATCACCCTCCTGGGTGAGAAGTGCCGCAGCGGTAAGGGTCTCGACGGCTCCCGTGGCTGGTCCACTGACCCAGAGCGGTACACCGAAGGCGACCTGTGCAAGAAGGAACTAGACCAAGGCCCCGAGGGTTTCCAGCTCCAGTTCATGCTTGACACTACCCTGTCGGATGCTATGCGTCAACAGTTGAAGTTGCGCGACCTTATTATCGGCGATTTCAGCATCGACAACGTACCCGAGCGCCTGTCCTGGGCAGCAGACAAAAAGCTGCGCTTGGAGATTCCACAGGACTTCCCGTTAGCCAAGGCAGAGATGTACCTGCCTGCATTTATATCCGAGCACTTCGCCCCGCTGCAATCCATCACCATGACCGTTGACCCTGCGTCTGACGGCGGCGATGAGCTTGCGTTTGCGATTGGCGGTGTGGTCGGGCCGTACATGCATCTTTTGGCTGTGGGCGGCTTCAAGGGTGGCTTCGCAGAGGACAACCTAGAAAAGCTCGTGCAGCTCGTTATACAGTTCGGCGTACGCGGTGTGCTTGTAGAGCGCAACATGGGCGCGGGTGCTGTAACGCAGCTCATCCAGAACTACTTCAACAGCATTGACCCAGTGACCGGCAAACGCCGCGTGCAGGGCTGTGGTGTCGATGAGCGCTGGGCCAGCGGGCAGAAAGAGAAGCGCATTATCGACACCTTACGTCCAATCATCCAGCGCCATCGCCTAGTTGTACACCGGGCCGCCCTGGATATGGACTTGGAGATGTTGAAGCAGTACCCCATGGATAAGCGCAGCACTCGCTCGTTCTTCCACCAGCTGCACAGCATCACCACAGATAAGGGCTCGCTTGAGAAAGACGACCGCCTGGATGCTGTGGAAGCACTCGCCCGCGAGCTTGTTGGGTTCCTTATTGTTGACGAGGAACTGGAACAACGCAAGCGCGAAGTAAAGGAGTTCAAGGACTTCTTGAATGACCCTCTAGGCTCTGCATCCCGCAAGCCTACGCCACAAGGCACGAAACGTTCACACCGCGCCATCAAGCGCAGGGGCATGTAATGGATATCAAAGACGTTGTTATTGACAGAGCAGCGACCGCTAGCCCTTCGCTTGGGTACCTGGGCATCTGGCTCTCGGGCATGACCATAAGCAATTGGGTCGCGGTGCTGACTGGTGTACTCGTGGTCTGCCAAATCGTTAAGACGGTGGTAGAGCTGCGCAACCTGCGGGCTGCACGCAAAGAGGCCGAACATGTCACTCAAAAGCAGGCTAGTTAATCTCGGTGCGACCGGCGCTGTACTGCTGGCTGCCACCTTCCTCGGTCCAATCGAAGAACTACGTACAGTCCCCTACCAAGACATTGGGGGCGTTAATACGTGGTGCTACGGCCAAACGGTAGGCATCCCCAAGGCGCAGTTCACTGTCGCCGAATGTGATGCAGACCTACTGCGTTCCGTTAGCCGGTACACCGAGGCCATCAAGCCGTACACCGCTGGGGCACCCGCCCCGGTGGTAGCGGCCATGGTGTCCGTGCAGTACAACACGCAAGCCCCTGGCGCGCCGCATGCTCGCTTCCTAGAGCCCCTGGCGCGTAAGGACTGGCGGGCAGCCTGTGCCGCGATTACAGCCCCTTGGAAGGGCAAGTACGGCGTTGCCCAGGGGTTCAAGGCTACGGTCAAAGGCAAGCCCTCCAAGGGCCTGGAGAACCGGCGCGCCAAGGAGTTCAAGCTATGCGTATCGGGGTTGTAATCGGCGCCTTTATGGTGCTGCTGGGCCTGCTGTGTGGGGCCTCATGGTACGCCCTGGGGCAGCACACACGGGCCGTCCAGGCCGAGGCTTTGGTAACGGACCTGTCGGGTAAGCTCGACGCTGCCAAGGCACGCACAAGCCGTATCCAAGCCGCTGTGCTCACTGTGGAGGCACAACGTAATGAAGCGCAACAGAAGCTCCGCAAGGCTCTTGAGGGCAACCGGGGGTGGGCTGATAGCCCTGCTCCTGGGCCTGTCTCTGACGAGCTGTGCAAGCGTCTCAGATGTACCGGAGTTCATCCCGTGCCAACACCCGCAGGTTGATCTATCGACTAACGGCGGGTACGCACAGGGGCTGCTGGACTACTCCACAGCCCTCGACACATGCAATGCAATTAACGGGTTAATACCCACCACCCCAAGCAAGGAGTAACACCCCATGGCCGGTATCGTATCCGCAACCAAGGTCCAAGTTGAAACCCTGTACCGCGCAGTGCGCAAGCTGGAACTGGAGCTGCGGTTCTACAACCAGGGCACCGAACAACCGGGCACCACGCCTGCTTCGCGTGCCGCTGCAATCGATGCACTGGTGGACGCTGCTGTGGCAGCCATTGCCCCAGTGAACACCTAACCCACAACGCGGGCGGCTACGGTCGCCCTCTGGAGCACATATGAGTTTCGCTACCGCAACACCCGCCCAACGCCGCAAGGTGCGTGACGAGGCCACTAAGGCTATGTTCGCCGCACAACCATTCGCACAAAACGCCGTAACCCCTACCGCTGCCGAGAGCACTGCCGTAGGTACTGTCCTGGCGGGCCTGAGCACCGCGCTGGCAGATGTGGGCGTAACCGCTGCCCTGCCTGCAACCCAAGCCGTGGTATCCGATGGCGGGAACGTCACGGTCAAGAACTCCGCAGGCACTGTATCCAAGACCGGTGTGGCGACTGTGGCGGCTAACGCTATCACTGGCGTAGCCCTGGCGAGCACCGAGGCCATCCTATCGAACGGTGGCACCGCAGTCATCCAGAACTCTGGCGGGCAGTTCCAACGCTCTGGTACTGCCGCTGTAGCCGCAGGCGTCGTCACTAACCTGACCCTGCCCGCCGACGTGGCCTGCGTAGTGAACGCTGGTGCCGTGGTTGTGCGGAACTCTGCGGCCACAGCCATAACAGGCACGCACACTGCTGCTGTAGCTGCGGGCGTGCTGTCACAGGTGACCCTGGCGAGCACTGTTGCCCCTGTGATCAGCGGCGTAAAGATCAACGCTACGTCGGTGACCGGTACCGGGAACTTCGCAACCATCACCGTAACGAACGGCGTAATCACTGCAATTGTACTGAGCGCAAGCTAACCCATAGGTGACCCATGACCACGATTGCGTATCTCGATGGAGTGTTCGCGTACGACTCGCGTATCAGCTCTGGCAGCGACATCATTACGGACAAGTACCAGAAGAAACAAACCCGTGGCGGTGTGACGTTTGTGCTCGCAGGCTGCGTGCCTGACTTTGAGCCGTTCATGCAAGCGTACTTGGCTGGCTGCAAGGTCTCCGGCTTGAACGTACGCGCATTCGTGGTCAAGGGTGACCGCATCACACAGGCAAGCGCTTGTGACGACGACATGTGGGAAAGCCCTGTGCATAAAGGCGAGCCCATGGCAATCGGCTCTGGTGCTGCGCATGCTCTAACCGCAATGGACTGTGGGTTATCTCCTGTCGAAGCTGTGCGTATGGCAATGAAGCGTGATGCATGTACCGGTGGCACGATCAGAACGTACCGGGTGTGACAAGACGAACGGAGTACCGTGCAGCAGATGTACGGTACTTGACAGGCTGGAATGGGAGTGCATAGGCGGCTTAATTTGGAGCGCTCGTGCGTCAGGCTCTCCGACCCCGATCACGCCGAGTCTTCCCCGTAGGCCCTAGGCCAGGGTAGGCCATCGTCGATGCTGCGGGAGATTTGTGCTTCCATGATGGTTAGTGTAGCTAGGTCTAGCCAGGGTGTCAACACCTGTTTGCATCTTTCTTCATCGGAGTTGCTGTGAGGTTCCACCTTCGGTGGTGTCGCTGTCCAGGGTTGGCTGTGCCTGGGTGTGTCTGCGTGCTGGCATACCTTTTTGTGTTTGCTTCACTGTGCGTTCGGGGTGGCATACCTTTTTGCACATTGGATTGCCTGTCTGCTACCTGTCTTCAATCCTGTCATTACCTAGAGGTTGCTCTATCAGTCTTCTCTTTCTCTCTGCTTCCCTTCCTTGCGTCAGGTAGGGTCCCCAATCCCTAACCGTGTCGATCAGGTAGTAGCTCCTTCGTCTCTCCTCCGCTTCTCTCCACAGTATGTTACATTACGGAGAGGGTTGATCTAGAGCCTTTGCTAGAGGATGCTGAGACGCTAGCGCAATGGATTGCTCATAGGGCTTGACGGGGAGTTAAGAGTTAACTACAGTGCGCGTACCACAACGGAGAAAACGTCATGAAAGCAGCCATCTTAGTACTCTGCGCAATCAACCACAGATGGATGACTCCCGAAGGCGCGTACCGTATCAAGGTAGGCTTTGCTGACGGTGAGTTCACACCAGTTAAGTTCCTCTAACCAACACAGCTAGGAGATACACCATGACTACACAAGATGCAGTGCAACAGGTACCGGCCCAATCCGTTTACACCTTGGAGCTGGCGGTAGGTGAAGAGGTAGCGCACAAGGAGTACATGGATTACACCAGAGCTAAGCAGGCTTACGACGATGCTGTGGCGGATACGCTGGCCCTAACGCTGGTAGGTGTGACGCGTGTCGAGTTATTCAGCGAAGCAGTGGGCAGCCTGGATAAGTGGGTGCGTGATGAGCCTGCACTCGCAGGCCCTGTGCCGCCTGCTGGTGGGGAGCCGGAAGTGTTGTTAGAGGTTGAATATTTGGGCGATGGCGGCGGCGGTTGGAATGAAGTAACCCCAGAATGGTTCGAGAAAGCAAAACAGTCCGAGTATTACAGGACGCGGGTTATCTATTCGCCAGAGCACGTCACCCGGCTACAGGCTGAGGTCGGCCGCCTCGATCGAGAATCCCAGAATCTGAGCAATCAACTCGGTGCATGTGACCGAGAGCGCAGGGCCTTCAGGGACGAACTGACCAAGGCGCGGGAGTTGTTGACCGGTAGTTTGCGTACTGGCGATGGGTATGACGCGCTGATCGAGGAATACCTCTCCAACCAATCCGCGCCAGCCGACAAGGTGTGTGAGCACAACCGCCAAGTGTACAACGTAATGGAAGATCACCACACGTGCGTAGACTGCAATGCACGTGGACCATTCCCAGCTAAAGGGATGAAACCATGAGCCTGTCTAGCACGAGCTTCAACACCGCCAGTATGGTGGCTAAGGTCAAGATAGCAATGCAGGTCGCCACGTACGACGGGCACGCAGAGTTGTACGGGCGCAAGGGTAAGCTGTTGATGCAGGTGCATTACCATCCGGGTTGCCGCCAGCCTTTCCAGTTCTTCAACGCCGACCAAGGCGATGTGTCTGCACTCGTTCTTGCCGGTGCGCGGCAATTCCACGCCAGGGTTGGTGCGTATGCTTAGCCTCATGAACAGGGCCGCTAAGGCCCGTGGGCAGGCCAAGGCAGCGTACTGGCGGGCGCAGTGGAAGGAGGGCGACTACAAGCTGCGTGGTCGTCGGCCTTGGGCTATCCGCACTGAGTTGCAATTCTTTCACCAAGTTGCATTGTTAGGGCTTGACAGGTAGTTAACTGTTAACGATACTGGGCCATCGAAACAAACAACGGAGCAAGACGAAATGACCGAAGTGGACAAACGCAGAGCAGATGAACTCATCAGCGGGTATATGGCATCAGCACCAAAGTACAGAAAGGCGAGGATTAAAGCTTGTGAGTTGCAGGCGGTCTTAAACCCCCACGCTTCAGATTATTGGATGTACATCGCTAAAAGCCTAAGCGAAGCCTAACAACCCCGCCCACCTCAAGCCCCTTAACTGGGGCTTTGCCAGTACCAACATAGGAGCACCGCCAATGACCAGTCAAGAGTTTCTGCTTAGCCTCAAAGCCCTGCGGGCGCAGTACGATGTCCAGTTGTGGACCGGTACCGAATACAACCGCAAGCTTCTGCAACTTCACGCAGACCACGCCGCCGCCCTGCTGGTCGAGCAACCTGGGCCTAATGCCGTAGAGGTACCCGCCCCGGCGCCTGCACTCTCGCGTGGCCTGACGTACGCCCATACTGAGTGGGCAAGCCAACACGATTGGTACGTGAGCCGTGGTCTGGATAGTGAAGGGTATTATGTGCGGGTGCGCAATGATGACCCGAACGCGGGCAGGTCGCTTGAGTTCCGAGACTACAACGAGCTGCGCGCCTGGGCAGGGTACTAGCATGGACATACGCACATGGTTTTGGCTTGAAGGCGTAGTAGGTGCGGCCAACCTCGAACGTATGGTGTACGTCACCCTAGATACAGAAGCGCTATTGGGCAGATCCCTAGACTTCTTTGTAGTGGACGATGTGTTCGGGCGCGAGAGCGAACCTAAGCACACTAGTCACCGGACTGTCCGCACCGGCTCAGACATCAAGGGCAAGTTCGGGCGCAGTGTTGGACCACGCGACAAATGGGGTAAGTTGAAATGAACAGCACGCCTTGCCTGCACCAACTGGTGCAGGAGTACAACGGCATAGCGATGCGTGAACAGTTGGTGGAGATGGTCCGTAACCAGCAAACGGCCTTCCTGGATCGCGCTGTACACGATTGCTTGTCCCGGCTAGGGCTCACACTACCCGAGGCGCTAACGCGTCTTATGCGGCACTTAGGGCCGTCCTGGGAGGAACTGTACCTAGACGGCGAGCGTGTGCTGCGCGTGTCCTGGCTGCACGAGGACGGCAGTTGCCACATGTCGCGAACTTTTCACGGCCCTGCGGAACTTCCCAGGAATCCACCTGTCACAGTGTAGGACCAAGACGCCTTGACGTGCACTCGCGGTTGGTCTAAGGTTGCACTGACCGCCCACACAACGTGGGCCTACGTAAGGACATGACGAACGAGGATTTACCTATGTCACGTAAAACAGAACTGAGCACTATCTTGCGCCATATCGAGAAGGCGCACGAGACCACCGAGACCCATGCCTCGGCCATCCTTGAGGCTATCCGCCGTGAAGGCGCCAGCACGCTCCAGGCGTTTGACGTGATGGTGTCAGAAGCGTACGACAAGAACGGGTGGAGTCAGCGTATCGGCAGGCCACAGGCAGGTGATGTTCCTGCGCCGGTAGTAGTTAAGGTGTACGTGAGTACCATTCGTGCCGCGTACCGCCTGGATGTGGACGTAGCCAAGGCTGAGACGATGCAGGAGCTACGCAACCACGTACGGGCAGCAAGGGCCAAGATCGGGTATAAGAGCGCTGAGAAGGCCGCACAGGAGGCGCCAGAGCTGGCGGGTGTGAGTATCCAGAGCCCGGGCACCTTGACGGGCGCGCTGCTGCACGACCTGTACGCCGTACGTGTTGCCCTGGATGAAGAGGGCGCCAAGGCCCTGGACCAGCAATTGCACGCGCTGTTGAAGCAGTACATCAAGCAAGCGCCGCCTGCGCTGCGTCTGGTGGCTTGAGGTTAACGCGTAAATAGCAGTTGCTTCATAGAAGGCATTCGAGTAGAGTGCCTTCCATTGAGACAACAGCAACAAGTACAGCGGGTCTAAGGGACCCGGTAAGGTGGGCAACGGCACACACCCTGTACTCGTAGGTCAAACAGTTAACGCGTTAAGCGTATCGGTTGACAAGCTGGCAAGATGCTGTAGAGTAAGCGGCACAGGTTAGGGTCACCTTAAAAGACTCGGCACTAACGGTACTGGCCCAACCTCATAAGGGCAAGCGGGGCCTAGATGAGCTGAGTCACACACTAGGCAACACGATGTTGACAGAACAGCAACAACGATATAGCATGTGCAACATGAAACACGGCGAAGAACTCGCCACCGCTACAAAGACCCGTCGAGTGAGACCGACGCTAATAACTCGCCCCTGCTGAATCTCCTGGGGCTATGTAAAACGGAGATGAACGTACGCCACGTCCACGGTTATGCAGTGGGTCCGGCGAGAATTGACCTAGAGTCGATCTATCCAAAGCGAGACAGTACGCTTGTAGATCCCTCAAGGTTGCATTCTAGATAGCCTAGGGCTCGACAGAGCAGGCGGGCGAGCTAAGTTGGTGCCGTATTTCACACCTACCCAGACTATCTAGAATGCAACCCGACACCGGAGTACACCATGTCCAAGAATCTGGCAGCGTTCATGCGAGGCCGTAAGAAGGACGGCAGTATTAAGTCCAAGGGCGTGGCGGCAATCGAAGACACGATAGCCCGCTTTGTAAACGACAGCAGCCCCGAAGCACGTAAAGCGTACCGGGCAAGTCGAGACCAGTTGCACGACACTGACCCATCCCCAACATCAAAAGGCGCGTGGTTCCCAAAAGGGAATCGCGAAGCAAGATAGAGTTAACGGAGTAAACACTATGTCCCAAGAAGTTCCCGCGTTCGTACTGATTACCCTGCCGCTGGGTTGTGAGCGGGCCGAGCGTTCCGCGCTCCGCGATGCTGGGTTGCCGGTGTTCATCAAGGGCCTGAGTCTCTTAGATCAGGCTAACGTGTACGCCATTGCAGCCGACGCTATGTACAGCACGGCGCACCGCGACAGCATATTGGATATGCTGTCGGTACTGGGCGTTCAGAGTATCATGCACGTAGGCGCCGACCGCAGTGTAGCGCTGTGCCGCAAGGACAATAACTACCTTCCTATTGGTGCGCCGGTAATCGGTACCTGGGAAGAGACGAAGCAAGAGGAGCGCGGGTTCAATATCCGTGGCCGATCATTCCGAATCAAACACACTCAAAAGGAAATCGCATGAAACTTTTCGCCGCTCTAATCCTCGCTGCCATGTTGACCGGCTGCGTGTTCCAACCCATCCATGTGGAAGTGTACAACGCCGTGAACGTCGAGGATTCCGACGTAGGTTTGGATGCTTCCCGCAACGTTAACGAGGCTATCGACTAAGCCTGTAATCGCACTGCATCCGGCTTTCGGACAGTGCTGACCCTTGCAGAAGGATATCGCCATGTAACGGAGTAACGGCCGTGTGCCGCTAACCTACCAGGGATGCTTACCTTATATGACCGGGCAATCAGCCGCTTAGCCCACGGCACAACCAAACAAAGGATATACCCATGTTCAAGTCTTCCATGTTCTCCGCTTTCGCTGCCCTGTCCGTCCTGATGACCGCCCAAGCCGAAGGCGGCGAAGGTGCTGCCCCTACTGTGCCGCAGACCCGCGCCGAGAAGCTGACCGCCAAGGCCAAGGCCCTGTTCGACCTCGTCACCGCCAAGACCGCCGAGTACCACGATGTCGTTGCCGAGCTGCAAGCCATCGAACTGGTTGCCAACGTCGCAGCCGGTGATACCGTGAACGGCAGTACCGGTATCGGTGCCAAGAAACAACTCGTGTCCGGCGTCGTCCTGGGCGTCTCCGAAGACGAGAAGGGCAAGCTGATCAAAGTGCAGTCCGGTACCGGCTTCGACACTACCGTGTTCACCCTGCGTGCTGCGCAAATCACCAGTGTCGTGCCCGCTGTTGCCCTGGAAGAACAGGCTAGTGACGAGGTTGTGGAACAACCGGCTGAAACTCCGGCGTTCGATGCTGAAACCTATGCCGCGTAACACGCGGTAGTTGCTTGAGTAGATAGCCCGGCAACGTCGGGCTATCCGCTGAGACAACAACCGAGGATAGCAAACCATGAACATTCCTATGTCGAATGCAAGTAAGGCCGCACTCCGTAACGGGTGGGCGTACCGTACACCGCTGGTTGTGATGCTGCATATACGCACGTTGAATCCCCGCGCTGCTAATGAACTTGAAGGCGTGATAACAGTTAGTCCGGGCGGCGTTGCGATAGTTCCCGAACTTTGGTGCACCCGATGAACGGTACAGAGCAACTCATGAGCGGCACGATTGTCGTTCTTCTTTTCCTGTGCTGGGTTATCGGAAGTTCCCGCGACCGGTACAAGTGCCGGTATGACATGGTCTACAGCAAGGCCGCCGAACTGGAGCGAAAGCTTAATGCAGCAACTGTTAAAGAACTATCAACTAGCCGTAGCCGTGGAGATGCATCTGCACCCCGATTTGCGCGCTCGACTTCATACGCTGCGGGATATCGTGACGGTGTTCGAAGCGAACAGTCACGACCCTGTGGGTACTTTGACCTCCCTACATCGCAAGCAACTTGCTGCACTGGTGTGGCTACAGCGGTGCAAAGTAGCGGCGGGCGTGTACAACCTCCCACTTCTTTCGCCGACGTTCTGCGAAATGATCCGCACCGAAACGGCGGATTGGCCGTTCACCGGGAACTCCCAGGAGCCGGAGCATCTGCGGTGCCCAGAGGCTGTGCTGCACGAGGTGTGCCCGCAGCTGGGCCGAACTGTATGGGAGCTGTTCCGTGCGGCCCTTGGCCCTGTGTATACGCTGATCCATGGAACCGTACCTACTGCTGTGGCCGCCGCGCAACTGACGCGGTACACCCTGCAACGGAATAGCTTGGGCGGCTGGCATCAAGACGAAGACAGCGACTTCACTGCCGTCGTTGAGCTGGCACCCGAGTTGCATATCGGTGGTGGGACTGACGTAATGTCGGCGCCGCTTACCGTGACGTCTGTACCCACACTTGCCAAAGGGCACGCCCTGTTGTTCTGCGGCAAAACTACCCACCACCGAGGAAGGCCCATCACGGAAGGCGTGCGGGATCTACTCGTCTACTGGACAGAAGCCAAATGAACCAGTCCCTGCCGCTGTTCCCTCTCCAGGCACCAGACCCAGAGGTCGGTTACCGTGAGGCTATCGACCTCGTGGCGGATATCTTGCACGTCTGCAACGATATCCTGCACGCGCAGTACGTGGCAGTTGCCGGTGGTTGCGCCAGGGATTTGGCGCACCGCTTGGCGCCTCGGGACATTGACCTCGTACTGTGCCCGCGCCACGAAGATGATGAGTTCGTGTTGTTGCAGGCACTGGAACTCGGCCTCGGATACAAGATCGTGCAAGAGTTTGAACGCGTCAGTGGTTCTGCTTTCCTGCACGACACGAACAACACCTCTGATTACGAGGCCCTGGAGCACGACAACCGGTGGTCTCGTGTGGTCAAGTTAGAGGCCCCTGGCAAGCTCCCGGTAGACCTGTTGGTCAGTACCTGTGACAGCCTGGAGGACGCTATCAGCCTGTTCGACTTCAACCTCAATCAGTTCGCCATCTTGCGCCCGTTCACCGCGCCACGTTTCTTTGGCGAGTGCCAAGGCGAGCTTATCCAGAACCGCGAGGCGAGTGTTTCGCCGGAGCGTAAAGCCCACATCCAAACTATCGCCCTTAAACTGGGCTGGAGCGTTCAAGCATGAAATTCACTGACCTGACAAGCTATCATCGCAGCATGTTGACCATGCTCTGCACAGGGCAGACCTTCTCCACTGCCGAACTGGGCAGAGGCTGCAACCCGTCCCTCAAGCCCGACCAAGCAGCAGCTTCTTTGCTACGCCTGCGTGACCTGGGTTTGGTGTTCTCCAATCAGAAACCGCCCGGTCAGGCATACGCTATGTGGAAGGCTAGCGAGTACGGGCAAGCTGTGTTCATGTCTCGGCCCGCCGAAGTAACGATGCCCTGTAGCAACCCGGTGCTGGACGCCCTGCCTACCGCAGAACCGGCCAAGCCGTACCGCGTACTGCGCGTCAGTGACGCCGAAGTCACCCTCTTCGGCACCAAGTTCGCCACCGAAGAGGAGGCGGACCGCTTTGCCCGTACGAACATCCACAACGCTGGGCCGGACGTGCGGAACTACGTCGTCACCGTGCACGCGGCTATGAAGTTTGTTGCGCCTGTGCACGCCTGTGTGGAACGCATCGACCTGTAAGAGTTAACCCGTTAACACTGGAGTTCATTATCATGAGTAAGACGCAAAAGGCGCTAGGTAAGTTGCGCCACAAGATTGCACAAGCCGAGACCGATGCGCGGACCGCCCGCCGCATCCACGAGCAAGCCAAGGGCGTGACCTCGTTGAACGATATGCTGAACGCTACAGTGGTCGAGCAGAACGAGCGGATGGAAACCCTCGCGTCGAACTGCACGCACTACCGCCAGCGCATGGCTGACTTGCAGGACAAGGTCAGCGAGTTGGAGGACCGTAACGGGGATCTGTACTCGCGCCTTAAAGACGCAGGCGCCGCCCACAATGCAGCCGTCGAGTGCATGTATCAAGAACACCGCCAGTTGTTGCAGCTGGAGCGCAAGGGCCACGCCAAGCGATTGGCCGAGGCGCAAAGTTACCTGCGCCTGAGCCGCGTCAGTACCATTGTTGTAACCATCGCCCTCCTGGCCGTTGTGGGCTGGCCGTATGCCGTCAAGCTGGTGATGTAATGGCTATCCCACCGTCAGAGTTCTTGCAGCATGCTAAGTCCTTGGCGGTAGGGCAGACCGGGCGGTTCTATCACAGGTGCGGCCCAGGCAAGGTGCTACACGTCGGGAACGAGGGGGACAGGTACTGGTGTAAGTGCTACCGGTGCCACCAGGGCGGTGTGGTCGAGAAGACGCACGCCATCCTGGCCCGCATTCCTGACCAGAAGCGTTTTATGCCGTGGCCTGACGACGCAAAGGACTTGGCGCACTGGCCGGTGTACACGCAGGAAGTGCTGTTAAAGCAGCTGCTTACCAAGGGCATCGACCGTTATGTCATGTTGGGGGATACACATGTTTGGTACAGCGAGAAACAAGGGCGGCTGTTGTTCGGTACTCGTCTTGGTTGGCTTGGTCGCGCTACTCGGGGTCAGTCACCTAAGTGGACCGGCTACGGATACCCGGCGCCGGATTATGCTGCCCATCCACAGGATGCGGATAAAGAAACGGTGGTCGTGACGGAGGACTACCTATCAGCCTTGAAGGTACGTTGGGCCATCGGAGGTACTTACGATGCGACGGTGCACGCACTGTTGGGAACCGAACTACGGACGCGGCACCTGTCGGACTTGCTCGACGCAGGTACCTCCAGACTGGTTACATTTCTGGACGGCGACGGCGCTGGTCGTAGGGGTAGCGTTGATGTTGCCCGGCGCGCTCGTGGCATGGGTATCGCTACGGCTGATGTTGGGCCGCCAGAGGGATTAGATCCCAAGGACTTACATAAAGAGCAGATACTAACCCTGCTAGGAGGTGTGTTATCGAGTTACCAATCCTCCAAGCCTTGAGAGACAAGAACAAGTTTCGCACGTTGCTTGGCGCTGTACCGTTGGAGATGTTGGGCCAGGAAGCTAACCTTATTATCGGGTGGTACAAGCTGTACTGGGACAACTACAAGGGGCACGAGTTCTTGGACGTGGACGCCCTGGAGTCCCTGATTAAGCTGCGTTCTGGGTACCCTGCGGAGACGCTGGGGCTCGTCATGCGCTTGACCGGCATGCTACGTAAGCCTATCGAACAAGCGACCCTGGACGGCATTGTAGGCCAGCTCACAGAGTTGGACCTAGCGGGCCGTGCCGGGGCGTTGATTGCCCGGCACGCGGCGGGTGAGGATATCAACTTGCCGTATGAGCTGCATAAGCTCACATCGTCCGCCAAGGAACGTATGACGCAGGGCAGCGCCCATGAGTGGATCGACAGGGACGTGGTGTCCATCCTTGAGGAGGAGGCCGGGGACCATGGTATCAAGCTGCCTACGCTGCTGCTGTCGCAGAGCATCAAGGGCTTGCTTGGCGGGGCCAGCGTTGCGGTAGCGGCCCGGCCCGACAAGGGCAAGACGTCTCTACTCGCAGCTATCCTGACGCACGCCGCCCCACAGTTGCCGAACTACTTCGATGAAGACCGCCCGATTCTGTGGCTGAACAACGAGGGCCGAGGCTGCCGCATCATCCCGCGTGTGTACCAAGCGGCCTTGGATTGCAACGTTGACCAGCTGTACGCCAAGTCTAACGCCGGGGTGCTGGTGCCCGAGTACATCGCCAAGGTAGGAAGGCGCGACCGTATCCGCATCAAGGATATGCACGGCGCCACACTGCCGGAGCTGGAGCAGGTTATCGAGGCTATGAAGCCCGCTATTGTGTGTTGCGACATGGTGGCGAACTACCGGCTCCCTGGCGGTGGTGGCGGTGGGAACAAGACGGACGAGGTCGAGGAGAAGTGGATACAGCTTCGTGAGATGGCTGTACGTCACGACTTCATCCACTTCGGTACCATCCAAGTTTCCAACGAAGGTGGCGACATGCTGTACCCCGCTTACTCCGCGCTCAAGGATTCCAAGACCGGCGTGCAGGGTGCGACAGACGTAATCCTCATGATGGGCGCCATGGATGACCCCAAGATGCAGAGTCTTCGCGGTCTGAGTACCCCGAAGAATAAATTCGCCTTACCCGGCAAGCAATCGCATGTACAGGGTGAGGTTTACTTTGACGCGGCTAACTGCCAATTCCGTGATGGTGCGGAAGGGTACAGCCCACAGAAGGTAGTTTGATATGGGCAAGTCTGATGGTGTAATGCAAGTTACTGACGAACAAGGGCGACGTGGTGCCGGGCGTACTATGGCTACCCTCCTGGCCGCCCAGTTGTGGGCTTTGGATCACGACGTTGCGGTGTTCACGGACGGCTCCGTCCAGAACGCCAAGTGGTTGGCGTCACTGCACCCTAGGGTAGCGCAGCGTATTAGTGTTATCCATGCGCGTACCCTGGAGGAAGTTGAGAACCGCCTACTTGGTACCCGGTTCGGCAAGGTGTTCGTGGACCATGCCATTGTCGAGCGCTCGGAGGATGAGTTAGAGCGCCGTATCCGGGCCCTCCGTGATAACCACAAGCATCAACTACGCGACAAGGAAACCATTCGATGAGCAAGGTTAAACCACGGGTACTTCCCGTAAAGGCACACCGCGCAGTCGATTGGAACGAGAAGGCCATCCGCAAGGTGATCGCCGAGCGTGGGTATGTCTTAGCCGGTATCAAGGTGGACGGCATGCGCTGTCACGTCTTGAAGATCGACGGCGAGGTGGTGTTCCTAACCCGCGCTGGTATCGAGATTTCTGCCCTGTCGCCGTACAAATCGCAGTTCGCGGACGCATGGCAAAAGAACTGGGCCCTAACGGATGAACTCGTGTTGGATTGCGAGGTTTGGATTCCTTCGATGAACTTCGAAGAGGGTGGCGGTATGCTTCGCCGAGACGACCCAATCGCCCTCGGCCTCGTGCAGTTCGTGGTGCTGGACATTATCAGCAAGGGCCAGCTCTGTGCAGAGCCGCAGGACCTGACCGCCGCGTACGTGGCCCGGCACACCGGCATCGTTGGGCGGTTCTCGTCCGTGTTCGGGGAGCGGAACCTCGACCTTATGGTATCCGAGGCGCTGGCTAAGGTGACCGATATTGCCGACCTGCCCCGCATCTACGGTGTATCTCGGCAGATGGGTTTCGAGGGTCTGGTAGTCAAGGACCCATCCCTCGCTCCACGGAACGGCAAGGTGTCCGGGATGTGGAAGGTCAAGCCGGGCTGTGGTGCAGAGTTTGCGCCAGGGTGGGAAGGTGACGGTAAGATCGTGGGCTACGTCTGGGGCGATGATGCCAAGGCAAACGCCGGTAAGATCGTGGGTTTCCGTGTGGCACTGGAGGACGGGACGGAGGTTAACGCCACGGGGCTGACCCAAGCACTTATGGATAAGATGACCCACGTCTTTAAGTCCAACTTTACCAAAGACGCGTACATGGGCCGCTATGTTGAAGTCACCGCCATGGAAAAGACCGCAGGCGGCTCCCTCCGGCACCCGTCCTTCCGCAGATTCCGCGACCTCGATAGCGCACAAGGGGCAAAGTGCTAGACCGCCTGCGGCTCGACCCGCTGACCGGGTACTTGTTCTGGACCTATGCGGCGCGTCGAAACCAGCGGGCGGGTACAGTAAACGCGGATGGTTATCGGGTGCTGCAAGTGCGCAGGCGGGAGGTGCTAGCACATCGAGCGGTTTGGTTCCTTTACTACGGCCATTGGCCCAGGACACAGCTAGACCACATCAACGGCGACCGGGACGACAACCGCCCGGTTAACCTGCGAGAGGCTACAGCAGTACAGCAGATGCAAAATCGGGCTATGCCCAAATCAAACACGAGCGGCGTGCACGGTGTGACGTGGAACAGGGTGGCGGGTAAATGGCAGGCATCTATTAAGGTGTCCGGTAAGAACCACCACCTTGGCGTATTCCACAACATCGAAGACGCAGCCACCGCCCGGCGCAACGCAGAGTTGCGTTTTGGCTTCCACCCTAACCACGGGAGACTAAAGGCATGAAACGGTTGTTAGCGTTCTTTCACTACCCAGAACCCGGACCGGCTCGCGGTTTACACCTGATTCATAGGGCAGGAGAGGAGCCGAGGTATGGTGGTGTGCTACCGGCAGCGTATTACCACACCTTCGGCCTCTTACTGAACCTCAGTTCCATGTGGATCGGTGCACATTACAGCCCAGCGCATAAGCGTTTGTGCGTTAACCTTCTGCCCTGCGTAACGCTGTGGTGGACCAAGCCCGGAGGACAGTTGCCGTGAGAATCCGTATCCTCGATTTGGAGACTCAAAACCACCCGTACCTGGGCGCTGTAGCTTCGGCGCACTGCCCAGACAACTACATCGTTATGGCCGGTTGGCGCGACGATGTAGACGGGGTGCCTGGGCTCGTGGAGCATCGGCACTTCCTGAACCAAGCCGACGCGGACGATACTGCGTGGTTCAACCTCGACGGCGTAGACCTCATGGTCTGTCATAGCGCGATGTATGAGCTGTCGTGGTTCATCACCCGGTACCGTGAGGAGTTGTTGAAGTTCCTGAAACGCGGCGGGCGCGTGTTGTGCACACAGCTCGCAGAGTACCTGTGCAGCCACCAGACGTGGACGTACCCGGCACTCAACGAGGTGGCGCAGAAGCACGGCGGTACGCCGAAGGTGGACGGTGTTAAGATGCTCTGGGAACAGGGCGTGCTTACTGCGGACATCGACCCGGCGTTGTTGAGCGAATACCTCATCGGCCCAAGCGGCGACATCGAGAACACCGCCCGAGCGTTCTACGGCCAGATGCAGTACCTTACCCAGATGGGCATGTGGCGCATGTTCCTTGAGCGCTGCGAGGGTATGGTGTGCTTCGCGTTCTGCGAGGCGGCAGGGCTGTACGTTAACAAGGAAGTCGCCGAGCGTAACCAAGCGGAGCAGCTTAAAGAGCTGGACGAAATCAACGCCGAGATTGAGAAGCTGTTGCCTGTACTCCCTGATACGTTCGAGTGGAACTGGGGCAGTGACTTCCATATGTCGGCGCTGTTGTTCGGCGGGGAGGTGAAGTACCAAGAGCGTGTGCCGCGTACGGATGCGGAAGGTAACGTGATGTACGAGAAGGTGGATTGTTATGCCTTCGGTAAAGGAGAGGACGCGGAGTATGTCCCACTGGCCTTGTTCGACAACGTAGATGGCCCGGCGCTGTTCAGTCAGTACGTAGACAACTTCGGCAACGCTGATCGTTACAGCGCCGGTAAGAACAAGGGCCAGTTGAAGCCGCATAAGGTCGTGACGGATACGCCACAGACCAAATGGGCCGACACCACGTTCAAGTTTCCCGGCCTGCTACCTATCGCAGCAATGCCCAAGGTGCTCGCGGACAAGTTCGCCTTTGACCCGAACGCCCGCCGTAATGGGGAGTACGTCGGTAAAAGGTTCTTGCCCTGCGGTACTCCGGTGTACAGCACCAGCGGCGAAGTGTTAACGGCGTTAAGTGTTCACGGCTTCGAGGCTGGTAAGTTGCTCAGTCGTAAGGCTACCCTGGACAAGGACAACGGCACGTATTACATCTCGCATGAGTACAACGCGGACGGGTCCATCAAGAAGACCAAGGGCATGCTCCAGTACGTCGGCCCGGACAACATCATCCACCACAGCTTGAACTGCACCGCGACATCAACCGGGCGCCTGTCGTCCAGTAACCCGAACCTGCAAAACCTGCCGCGTGATGGTACGTCGAAGGTGAAGCAGATGTTTACGTCCCGCTTCGGCGATGACGGGGTGATTATCGAGGTGGACTACAGCGCCTTGGAGGTTGTGATGTTGGCGGGGCTGTCCGGGGATCAGGCGCTACTTAAGCACTTGATCAACGGGGACGACATGCACTGTCTGCGCCTCGCTGCCAAGCTCAAGGAGCCGTATGCGTCCGTCTTGGAGAAGTGCACGAACCACGACCACCCGGACCACAAAGCGTACAAACAGATGCGGACGGACATAAAACCGCCGTCTTTTGCTGCGCAGTACGGGGCGTCGGCGCAAGGGATTGCGTTTGCTACTGGGGTGAGCCTGGAGTACGCCGAGGAATTCTTAGCCGAGGAAGCGAAGCTGTTCCCCCGTGCGATTGCGTTCCGCGACGTGGTGTACAAGGAAGTTTGCAAGACCGGCGCCCTACCCCAGGGCCTGTGCCGGGAGCAAGACGACGCCGGGAACTTCCGCGTGTACCGACGCGGGTACTACCAAGCCGATGGCGGCACCTGCTACAGCTTCCGCCAGTTCGACGTGTGGAACCCCGAGACCCGCCGCCGCGAGTTGGACTACAAGCCTACCCAAATCGCCAACTATTGGTGCCAGGGTGAGGCCGGGTATCTCATGACGTTGAGTGCTGGGCGTGTAATGCGCTGGGCCATTCAGCATCCTGAGTTCCTGCGCAAGTTCTTCATCATCAACAACGTGCATGACGCCCTGTACTTCGACTGTCATAAGGACGTGTTCCGCGAGGTCGGCTTAGCTGCTAAGGCCATCTTGGAAGACGCCCCGTTGTATATGTCGCGAGAGCTTGGCTACAACATCTCGCACGTCCCGTTCCCTGCTGTTGCCGAGGCAGGGCCATCCATGTATGCAAAGGAAGTAATTCAATGATGCTGAACCACAACGCGGATTGTCCGGCTGCCCTGGGGCCGTCCTGCACCTATGGTAGGAACGCCGCCCACCGCTTCGGTGCGGCTTTCCGTAACGGGTCGGTAGGATTGCACGCCTATGTAGGCGGGCAACTTACGTACCACAACGTGAAGTGCAGCACCTACCGCAAAGCACAACGTAAATTGATTCAATGGCTCAAAGGATACAACGTATGACCCAGCTTACTAAACTGCAACAACTCAAGGCCCAGGCGGAAGCCAACGTCGCTGTGTCCTCGGTGGACATGTCCGAAGTTAGCAAGGGTGGTGGTGCTCGTCGCCTGTTCCCTGCGGGCATGGCGTACGCCCGGATGATTCGTTACATCGAGTTCGGCAACCACCCTCGCGAGTTCGGTGGCGTGGCGAAAGCACCGGCCCCCGTTGTGCGCATCGCGTTCGCCCTGTGGGGCGATGCCGACCCGCTGAACCCCGGCCAAGAGGGTAACCAGTACCACCACGTCCACGAGGGCGTGGTTAAGCCGGGGATTATCAGCTCGTTCGACCTGACCCTGGGCAACAACGAGAAATCCAAAACCAAGATCGCGTTCGACCGCATGAACTGGCGTGGCGGCTCCAAGAACTTCGCCCAGTTCGTTGGCGAACCGTTCCTAGTGCCTATCCTCATCAAGAAGGGCGCCAAGGCCGACAGCAAGCCATACAACGAGATTGACTGGAAGAACATTCTTCCACCATTCGACCCGATGACTCGCCAGCCGTATGCCATCCCAGAAGCAGCGGATGAGCTGTACCAATTGTTCCTGTGGGATAGCCCGAATAAGGCGGCGTGGGACGAACTGTTCATCGACGGCAAGAACGACGACGGGAAGTCGAAGAACTTCTTGCAGGCCAAGTGCCTGGAGGCCCTGAACTTCCGTGGCTCTGCCCTAGAGCAGATGCTTGGCGGCGCCCTGCCGGACCTGAGCGGCGGCGTGGAAGGCGAGACCGATCCAGACGAGCAGACCGGCGCAGGTGAGGCTAGCACCCCCGTAACGGCAGTGCCAGCGGTTCCCGGCGTACCCAACGCTTCGGCTGTTGCCGGTCTGCCGGGTGTCCCTACCTCGCTGCCTGACGTGCCTTTTGACGGCGGCGTGGCGGTTGCCGCTACTGTGGCAACGGCTGCCCCGGCAAACGTTCCTACGCCTACCACAGCGGCTCTCCCAGGTATGCCGGGCGTACCTTCCCTGGCGGGTATCCCTGGCCTGTCGTGAGGCTGTTTAAAGGTGTGGATCTGGACGCGCTCCCCGCGCAGTTCGATCCACGCGCACCGGGTAAGCGTACCCTGATTCTTGACGGCGACGGCCCTTGTTACCGCGCCGTCACGACAGCCAAGACGCTACCCACCGCTATGCGGCGGTTCGTCCAGCTCGTGTTGGAGATTCAATTCCTGACGAACTGTTCGGACGTGCGTATCCACCTAACAGCCAAGGGGAGCCGTAAGGCAGACCGCAAGCTGTACCCGACGTTCTGGCCGTACCAAGACAAGCGGAACTCGGCGAGTAAGCCTAAACCGCCGCTCTTGGAACCTCTCAGGCAGGCCGTATACGACGCCCTGCAACGCGAGACGGGCGAGCTTCCAAACGAGTGGTGGTGCGAGTTGCACAACTACTGGGAAGCGGATGACGGCATCATCATGGACAGTGTCCGGCTCATGGACGACGCCGTGGTGTGGTCCGAGGACAAGGACATGCGCCTCGCCCCCGGCCCGTACTTCGAACTAAAAACCGGCATGACTGACTTTCTCGACAACCGTTACGGGTGGATCGGTGAGGCATTCACTGACGCAGGGGAGCTCAAGGTCATAGGGCACGGTACCAAGTTCTTCTGGGCGCAGATGCTCATGGGTGACAGCGCAGACCGTGTGCGCGGCCTGGACCGGTACAACGGGAAGTTAATCGCTGAGCGTGGCGCGCTGGATGTGCTGCAACCGATCATGGATGAGAGCGAGGCGGCGAACCATGTACTTGCAGCCTATGCAAGACACGGGCAGAACCCGTTAGCGGAGGCCGAGATGATGTGGTTACGTCGGTCCAGCACCGACAGCGCGCATCGTTACATCACAGAGCTGGACCTGTTGCCGCCACTCAGGCAGTGGATGGACGACCTGCACGGCTACCACCAAGAAGTGCTGACTATCCGCCGTGCCGAGAAGCTGGAGCGGGAACAGGAGGCCGAGGACGATGAATGAACTCCCAACCCTCACGCAACTACTCCCAAGACGTGAAGCGAGCCTACCTAGCCCTGTGGTGGACGCTGCACAAGGAGGCATACTTGTATCGTCGCCCGCCGAACAAGCTGCGCCCCTCAACGCGGAAGTACCTCGCCAAGTTGCTCAAGTACCGGATGCGGGCAAGAACCGGACGCTAAAGCCAATCCCACGCACGAACATGAAAGCCATGACCGTTAAGATTCTCAAGGATCAAGGCGGGCTGTGTCTGTTGTGCAAGTGCCGGATTGACCTGAGCATTCCCAAGGAGGGGTGCCTTGACCACGACCACGAGAGTGGCGAGGTACGCGGTGTGCTGCACCGGAGCTGCAACGCAGCCGAAGGCAAGGTAGCCAACGCGGCAGGACGCTGGGGCGCTAAGGGTATGAGTTACGAGCTAATCGTGCCCTGGCTGGAAAACCTCCTGGCGTACTACAAAGGCGAGGGCACCGGGTACATGTACCCCGGCCATAAATCCCCGGAACAGAAGGCAGTCGCGGCACGGTTGAAGCGGAACACCCGCGCAGCCGAGAAGCGGGCGTCTACGAAGGTCCGGTCTATGTCATTCAAACCAAAGGTAGACCAATGAGTAAGCAAAGCCCCATCCGTTCGCAATTCACGGATGACCAAATCCGGGCAGCTTACGAGCTGTCGCCCGGAGAGTTCAAGAAGATTGCCCGGCGCCTGGAGTACGCTGGTAATGGGCGGGACCTCGTGTCCCGCCAGCTGGCGCGGGCTTGGTGTGTTGAGCTGGGCCTACATGAGCCGAAACCTCACAAGGTCAAGGCAGTGGAACCCACCGGCCCACGCGTCCTGCTGATCGACATCGAGACGGCGCCAGTGATGGCGTACGTCTGGAGCCTGTGGAAGCAGAACGTCGGGTTAAACCAGATTGCACGGGAGTGGAACATCCTGTCGTTCTGCGCCAAGTGGCTGGGCGAGCCCGAGATTATCTACCACGACATCCGGGACACCCCGCACGACGACTCCTCGCTCATGCAACCCCTCTGGGACTTGTTGAACGAGGCGGATATCGTTATCGGCCAGAACGGCAAGCGCTTCGATATGCCGAAGATCCAGGCGCGCTTGGTGATGGCGGGTTTCCGTCCGCCACGTCCCTACAAGGTTATCGACACTTTGTTGATGGCGCGCCAGCAGTTCATGTTCACCAGCAACAAGCTGGAGTGGATGACCGGCGAGACTTCTGGCCTTACCGAGATTCAGAAGTCCAAGCATGCCAAGTTTCCCGGCTTTATGTTGTGGGCCGAGTGCATGAAAGGTAACCCCGAAGCCTGGGACGAGATGAAGGAGTACAACATCCCGGACGTTACGTCCATGGAAGAGTTGTATTTGAAACTTCGGCCTTGGTATGTCGGGCACCCTAACGTAGCGGTGTACAAGGATAGTGATGCGATGGCCTGTCCTAAGTGCGGGTCTCACGACCTGGAACAAGACGGTTTCAGCTTCACACAGTCCGGTAAGTACGAGCTGTACTTGTGCAATGGTTGCCATGGCTGGAGCCGAGGCCGCTACACCAAGAACAGTACCGCTGTCCGCAAAGCAACTTTGAGTAACTGACATGGCAAGATTTGCGAAGTTTACGCCGGGGTCCAAACAAGATAAGTACCTGATGGTGGAGTTTACACCGCAGCTTACGGACACTGTGCGTATGAACATGGCAGGGCCATGTTATTACCGCGAGGGGTTCTGGTATGTCCCATTCGGGCTTGGTGTGCCAGCCGACCAGGGTATTGTGTGGGACGGCCCGGCAACAGGGTACCCCGACGGTAACCCAAAGTCGGCACAGGGCGCCAAGAAGTACAGCCTTCGGTACTTACCGCTGTCTGCGGCAATCGAAGTTAACCGGGCGCTAGAGGACGGCGCCAAGAAGTACGGCGCTGCGAACTGGCGCGAGAAAGGTGTTGCGGCAAGTGTGTACGTTGACGCGTGCAAGCGACACCTCGACCTGTACTTCGACTGTAAGCAAGACAACGCCAGCGACAGCGGTGTACACAACCTGGGCCACGCTATGGCCTGTCTCGCAATCATCATCGACGCTGAGAAGGCGGGCACGTTGACCGACGACCGCCCGTTCCCGTTCCCCGACGGTGACAAGCTCCTGATGCGGGGTTGATATGTTCGCAGCCTTAACAGTGTTCGCCGCAGCCTACGCCGCAGTATTACTGTTAAGGCTGCAATCCAAACTAATGCGCGATGATAAGTGGGTGCCCTGCTTCTTTGTAAGTTGGATGATCATGTTCGCGCAGACCGCAGGAACTTACGCAATCGCCCATAACACGCTACCAATAGGTTGGTTCCTTTGGTGGTGTGGTTGGGGCGGTTCTCTTGGGATTGTTTCGTCCCACTTTATTTATGCTTGGTACGACAAAAGGTTTAAGAAATGAATGCGCGTAAAGTATACCGCTCCCCGTACAACACGCTCTCCAACGATATGCAGGCGTGTATCGACACCGGCAACCATGCCGAAGCTAAGTTGGTGTTAAAGCAGGCGCAGGAAGCGCTCGAAGCCAACGATATCACCTTGCAGCAAATGGGCGACATCCAATCGGACTTTAACACGCTCTAAGGTGTACAGTGGACTTGATCGCAGAGCAGCACCGTATGGAAGTAGCGGCAGACGATGCCGCCGCAACTCAAGCCATCCGCGACCACGCGGAGATAATCGCAAAGGGGGATATCGACAAGTTACCACGCGGTAAAGCCCTCATCGGGCGTATGTTCTCCGACGTGCAGAAGAGTATCGAGGCGGAGCAAGCGAAAGTTATTCGTGGCGTGGGTGGCAAAGTACGTGGCTGGTTGCGCAAGATACCCTCCGACGTTGCTGCGGTTATTGCACTACGTTGCACCATGACGTACATCCTGCAATCAACCATGCGGCACAAGGAAGCATCCCCGGCCACAATGCAACGTATCTCCGTTGGTATCGGTCGGGCCTGGGTGTCCGAGATTCAAGTCCGTCAAGCCGAGGCAGTTAGCCCGGCGTACTACGATGCTGCGATGAAGTCCCTAAGCCGGGCGAATATCAGCAGCCCTATGCACATCCGCAAGACCCTGGCGCGAGTGGTAAAGAACGTTCTCGACGGGCAGTACGACGCCGAGCTATCTGATACTGACCTGCTGCACCTGGGGAAGCATGGCCTACAGGCATGCATGGACGCGGGTTTGGTAGAGGTATCCCGCACCACGAGTACCCGTGGGCACTTGGTGCAGTACGTTATCCCGGACAACATCATGGCATTCCTCTCCGACTCCAAGGAGATGCAACGCATGGTGACGCCGCAGGATTGCATCATGATCGTGCCCCCAATCGCCTGGGAGGCGACTACAGGCGGTGGGTACCTGACGGAGCGTAGGCAGTTGAAGTTCCCGCTACTGCAAACTAAGCGCCGGGTTCGTAGGCACATGCAGAAGGCGTACCGAAAGCGCTGTAGCCGCGACGAGATGCCCCAGGTGTACGAGTACGCAAACTACCTCCAGAGCATCCCGTACCGCATGAACCCTGATGTGTATGCCCATGTGCGCCGAGTGTGGGATGCTGGCGGCGGGGCGCTCAAGATGGTGACGCAGAACCCACCACCTAAGCCGGAGTTCCCTTTACCTGAGAAGTGGGCAAAGGCCAACGGTACGGAAGCAGAGCTTGAGCTGTTCCGCTCTTGGAAGCGCCGGACAACGAACTGGCACGAGGAGCGTCTTAAACACAAGTCGTTGGTGTGGGAAATGGGTTCCTTTGTCAAGAACGTGAAGCGGTACAGCGAGCATGACGCGTACTTCCCTGTGTTCCTCGACGGCAGGGGCCGCCTGTACTACCGTGGCACGCCGAACCCGCAAGGGTCAGACGCTGCCAAGGCCGTTATCCAGTTCGCCCGTAAGAGGCCCCTAGGGGCGCGTGGGGTGTATTGGCTGCGGGTGCATATCGCGAACTGCTTCGGGTTCGATAAGGTGAAGTTCGACCAGCGCGCAGCCTGGACTATGGAGCACTGGGATGAGCTGGTGACCGGGCTGGAGTGCCCCGAACACTCCGCCCTGTACCAACAGGCGGATAGCCCGTTCTGCGCCATAGCGGCGGCTATGGAGCTTCACAGCGCCTTCCGTAGCGGCAACCCCGAGACGTTCCGCTCCGGCCTACCCGTGCACATGGATGCAACCTGTTCCGGTCTACAACACTTCTCCGCGATGCTGCGAGACGAGGTCGGTGGGGCTTTCGTGAACCTCACAGCAGGCGGGGCGCAGAAGGCCGACATTTACCGCAGGGTGGCGGAGCTGGCCGCCTTACAGGTCCAGCGGGACGCGGCAGGCGGTAACGAGTACGCCCAGCACTGGTTGGACATCGGCGTCTCTCGCGACATGGCGAAAAGTCCGGTGATGACATATGTGTACGGCGCCACCCTCACGTCCGTTACTGACGGTATCGAGGGCAAGCTTGACGAGCTAGGGTGGAAGCTTCCAGGGGTCAGTACGGCGAAGATGGCAGGGTATATGGCTAAGCTCATGTTCCGCGCTATCGAGGACACTGTACCAGCAGCAGCAGCCGCTATGCGGTACCTACGCGGCTTGGCGCGACAGATGGACCGCAAGGCACCTATACAGTGGTCCACCCCCATAGGAATGTACGTCAATCATGACTACCCCGACGAGGAAATGGTCCGGGTAGCCGTGCGCTCGTGCGGTATCTCCCTGGCGGTTATGTATCAGCAGCTCGAAACCACCAAAGCACTACGCATGCAGAATGCTATAGCCCCGAACTTTGTGCACAGCCTTGACGGTGCACACCTGGGGTTCACCGCACTGCGTATGCAGGCCCTGGGTTTGGAGATGGTCTGTATCCACGACAGCTTTGGTACGCACCCTTGTGACGTGGACGAGATGCACAGGCAAATCCGGGAGGCATTCATCCACCTGTACACCTGCAAGGACCACCTTAACGACCTAGCGGAGCAGCTAGGGTTAGATGTTACATACAGTGGTAAGGGTAGCTTGGACCTCGCTAGCGTGAGAGATTCAGAGTTCTTTTTCTGCTGATCCTAATGTTACATACAGTGGAAAGGAGAGGGAAGGGTGAAGAAAGATAACAGTAATCCTATACCTACATTCTCAGAAGAACAATATAGATACCTTGTAAGCTCATTCCCCGCAATGGTTATACAACACACACATACCTTATCTGAGGTAATGCTAGGTGCTGGGGAGCAACGGGTACTGGAGCTGGTTCGCAAGAACATAGGCTACACGAAACCCAGGCGCTTACGTGATGAGGCTTGACGTTTTATCGCTGGACGAAGGCGACCCCACCAACGTCGTGCAACTACTCCCCCAAGCCCTAGTGGAAACACCCGAGCTTGGGTGGGGTGGCTCTTTTGACGAGGTTGCGGCGAGGGTTCGCCGGGAGACCGAGCAACACACTCGCGTCGAACTGGTGGCGTATCAAGATGGGCACTTAGTCGGCTGTGCAGTCCTCGTACCTGATGAGGATATGCACGTAGGTCGCAACCTAAGTGTTATGTGGAACTATGTACTTACCGACCATCGGGGCTTGATAGGCCGTGAGTTCATGCGGCTAGCGGTACGTATCGCCAAGCAATGGGGTTTCCCTGTGCTGACGTACACACACCGCTTAGGCGTCGGGAAGTACGCAATCACTTACAGGCGGTTGCATGGGCAAGAAAGTTAAGAAGCTCGTGAACAAGGTAAAGAAGTTCACCGAGAAGATGGACCCACTCGGCGCAGGGTTGTTGAACCCGTACGCTGACGGGCTGTCTGATCAGTTCCTTGGTACGGATAACTCCGGTGCCAAGGCCGCAGCCCGAGAGGCAGAGCGGCAAGCCAACGAGCGACAGCAAAGCCTGTTGGCGGCGATGAACAACACGGCACAGAACGCTAACGTGGACCTGTCGCTGGACAACATCCCAGATACAGAAATCGGCGGTACGGCAACGGGTCTCGCTAATGCGCAGACCAACAAGCGCAAGAAGGCCGGGCCGGGCGGTGTAGCTGCATCATTAGGGATTAACGTCTAATGAGACAGGGAAAGCCGACCGCTGTCCAACTCTGGGCGCAGTACCGAGACGAGAACGTCATTCGAAAATGCGAGCAGTTTGCGCGGTTTACTATCCCGTCTATGATGGTTGACCCGCTCCAGGCTGGACCGCAAGAAATCGAGCACGACTTCCAATCGGTTGGCGCGGTTCTATTAAACAACCTCGCATCGAAGCTGGTGTCTGCGCTGTTCCCCACAGGTGTGCCGTTCTTCAAGAACACTATCACCAAGGGGCTACAGCAAGCGGCAGCCGAGCGGAGCATCGACGACCAGCAGCTCGCGAGTATGCTCGCCCAAGTGGATCGTGATGCAGCCGAACGACTGTTCCTAAACGGAGCACTCGCTAAACTAACACGCGTGATCAAGCTCCTGGCTATTACGGGGAACGTGCTGCTATACCGCGACCCGGAGACATCCAAGTTTGTGGTGTGGTCTATCCGCTCCTTTGTCGTCCGGCGCACTACCGCAGGCGAGTACCGTACAGTCGTATTGAAGCAGTTGTTCAAGTTCGACGAGTTACCAGAAGCTGTACGTACCGATTTTGAAGCGAAAAACCCTGGCCGCATGAAAGCGGATTCCGAGGTGGATTACTTCACAGTCATAGAGAAACAACCGGGCGCTGTGAATCCGCGAGTGGTGGTATGGAACGAGGTTGATGGCATCCGCGTCGGCCCAGAGTCCAGCTACCCCGAGCATTTGTCTCCTTGGATTCTCGCTACTTGGAACCTTGACGACGGGCAGCATTATGGTACTGGGCTTGTAGAAGACTTTACCGGTGACTTTGCAAAGCTCTCGTTAATTTCCGAGCAGTTAGGTTTGTATGAGCTGGAGGCGTTGTCCATCCTGAATTTGGTGGACGAGGCAGCGGGCGGGATTGTCGACGAGTACCAAGAAGCCGATACCGGCGACTACGTACGCGGCAAGACTGCGGCCATCACATCCTACGAGCGCGGGGACTACAACAAGATCGCGGCAGTTCGTGAGTCCATTGGAGAGGTTATCCAAAGGCTGAGCCAAGCGTTCATGTATACCGGCAACACCCGGAACGCAGAACGAGTTACCGCCGAAGAGATTCGAGCGTTGGCCCGCGAGGCAGAGGCGGCACTAGGGGGCGTGTACTCGCTCTTGGCTGAATCTCTGCAAACCCCGCTGGCTTACCTCACGATGTCCGAGGTGTCCCCGGCCCTTATGCAAGGGCTGGTGAGCAAGATGTACAAGCCCAGCATTATCACCGGAACCCAGGCGCTTAGCCGGGCGGTGGCGGTGCAAAACCTCTTGGCCGCAACGCAAGAGGCGGCGGCGATTGTCCCCGCCCTGACGCAACTGGATAAACGCATCGACCCTGTGAAGCTGATGAACATGCTTTACAACGCTCGAAGCGTTGACACCACTCTCCTGTTCAAAGACCCGGAAGTCTTGGCCGCAGAGGCTAAGGCGCAAGAGGACGCAGCGGCGCAGCAGCAAGAAGCTGCAAGCGCGCTCCTGATCCAGAACGGGGCACAGGTGAGTGAAACACTCACGCAAGTAGGATAACCCATGACCGCTAACGTACAGAATCTGCCTGCCGGCCTTCAAGGCCGTGTCGCCCAAGCAACCACGACACCGGCCCCCGCGCCGTTGGTTGCCCCAATCGACCAAGGCCCCGTTACACAGCCCGCACCAGCTACAGCCCCACAGGCCGCCCCTACCGCGGAAGCACCGGTAAACCCGATGCTCTCCCACGTATCGCAGCCAAAAGAACCAGAAGCCGCCCCGGTCGATTTGACCGGGGCACCGCCGATTGTTCCCACCCTGGAGCCTGTAAAGGTACCGGGCAACGAACCGGAGGCCGTGCAGACAGCAAGCGTTAGCGCCATGGCTGGTGAGCTGGCAAAAGACCCCAACCTCGCCCCCGCCGTGAATTACCTTGATGCGTTCTGCACAGAACACAAAGTGGACATGGCGCGGGCGTTCGGTAACGCAGCCGAGGAAGGCGATGCGCGGTTTATCGACCGGGCGTACCTCAAGGATGTGTTGGGCGACAAGGCCGACGCGGTTATCAAGACTGCTGAGGGTGTGCTGAATTACACGAACGCTTACGCGGAGCAAACCGTTAACGCCGTTATCACCTTAGCCGGTGGTGAGGCGCAATGGACTGCCGCCGGTGACGCGTTCAACAAGCACGCCCCTGCGGAAGAACGAAAGCTTATCGCCGAGATGTTGGACAGCGGTTTGCGTGAGAAGGTTACGTACGCTGCAAAGCGCATCATGGAATACGCCACGCAGGCGGGCGCCATCTCATCGCACAACGCCCCCGCAATCGGGCAACCCGGCACACAGAAAGGTCTGAGTAAGGCCGAGTACGTAGCCGCAATCAGCGAGCGCAATATCTCGCCTGAGAAATACGAACAGTTAAAGACCCTGCGCAAGCTGGGTCAATCCCAAGGTCTGTAACCGTCCCTGACCTCTGCGGAGTAAGTCAAACGGTAACCCTCCATCTTAAGGAACACACATGACTGCACTTACCAGCCTGACCCGCCCACAATGGGGTGGCCCTAACTCCGACGTGGACATCCACATCGAAGAACACCTGGGTATCGTCGATAAGACCTTCGCGTACAGCTCCCAACTCGCGAACGTGATGAACATCCGCAACCTGCGCGGCACCAACACTGCGCGCATTGACCGTTTCGGTGACGTGAAGGTCGGTGGCCGCAAGTCCGGCGAAGCCCTGGTACAGTCGAAGGTTGTGAACGATAAGTTCAACCTGACCGTCGATACCGTGCTGTACCTGCGCCACGAGTTCGACAAGTTCGACGACTGGACCACCGACCTGCAATACCGCAAGGAAATCGCTGAACTCGACGGCACCGCCATGGCGAAGCAGTTCGACCAAGCCTGCCTTATCCAGGCCGCCAAGTGCGCCGACTTCGTAGTACCTTCTGGCCTGGAAGGTTCGTTCAACGCGGGTATCTTGGTGCCTGTCACCGTTAGCGGCCTGCCTGCCAACGGCGAAGCAGACGCCGACCTGCTGGTACGTGCCCACCGCAAGGGCCTGGAAGCCATGATTGCCCGCGACCTGGGCGACAAGGTATACAGCGAGGCCGTTACCTACATGGACCCCGGTATCTTTACCATCCTCTTGGAACACAAGAAGCTGATGAACGTGGAGTACCAAGCCATGGGTGGCGTGAACGACTACGCCCGCTCTCGCATCGCTGTGCTGAACGGCGTTAAGGTTGTCGAGACCCCACGCGTTGTAACTGCTGCCATCACCGACAACCCGCTGGGCTCCGCGTTCAACATGACCGCCGCCCAAGCCCGCCGCCGGATGATTACCATCATCCCTTCTTTGACCCTCGTTACCGCGCAAGTGCATGCACTGACCGGCGACTACTGGGAAGACAAGCGGGAATTTTCTTGGGTGCTGGACACCTTCCAATCGTACAACATCGGCCAACGTCGCCCTGACGCTGCCTCGGTTGTCGATGTGACCGTGACCAACGCGTAAGACCCTAGCCCGTCCTCCTAACCGAGGGCGGGCTTTTTTCGTATATGGTGACCCATGACATTGCTAGAAGCCGTGAACCTCGTACTGCGCAAGATCGGGGAAATTCCCGTGACCAGCGTAGATGAGCAGTACAGCACGCTTACCATCGCACTACCCGCGTTAGAGGAGGCACGGGTACGTCTCCTGTCCGAAGGGTACTGGTTCAATACCTTTTACAGCTACCAGCTTGCCCCAACCGTAACGGGCGAGGCACTGACCCCCGCTGACTGTTTGAAGTTCTTCCCGCAAGACGACCGATTCTCGTGGATCGGCGAACGGGTGCGCATGACCGAGGACGGTAGCGTATTCGTGAATGCGGTAGTGGTCGGGCGGTTGATTATCGACATCCCGTTCGAGCAACTACCTGAAGTGTGTCAGTACGCGATTGCGTACAGCGCGGCTTACGACACCTACGTGTCTGACATCGGGGATGATGATATCGCCAAGAACTTGGGCGCCCGCAGGGATGAGTTCCTAGAACAATTGAACGGCGACCATACAGTCAGCCGTAACCAGAACAGCCGTACACGTAAGCAAGTGCTGCGTTGGCGGCGGGCGTTGCGTACAGGGGGCTCCTAATGGCCTACAACGAATCCAGTTACAAGAATCTCTTGTTTGGTGTCAGTCAGCAAGCACCGCAGGACCGGTTACCCGGACAGTTAGACGCACAGCTCAACATGACCTCCGATTTGGTGGCAGGCCTGCGGCGGCGCCCCGGTGTGGGTATCATCGGGGGTGTAGGGGCGTACAGCGCTGACGCGAACATCAAACAGTACAACACCGACATGGGCGGCGTGTCTGTGTCCATCATCGTGGATACCGGCGCGGGTAACTTGCGCGTGGTCGAAGAGAATACAGGTGGGGTGCTAGCCACCCTGGCTAACCCGTACCTCGTAGCCGCGAACTCACGGGCTGTCCGTATGGTGACTTTGAACGACGCCGTGTGGATATGCAACGTGGACCAGAAGCCCACCACGGTACCTAGCCCCGACAAGGTCACGTACCCCAACCCCGACTTGATGGGGTATTTCTACATCGTCACCGGGCAATTCTCCAAGGAGTACCGCGTAACCCTCACGAACCGCGCCACGGGTGCGGCCGTGGATGTTGCGTACACGACGCCCTCTGGCGGCGCTGCTGGTGACGCTGCCCTGACCACCCCCGAGTACATCGCCACACAACTGGCAACGGCGGGGGCGGCTGCGTGGGGCGCCTATGGGGTTACCATCACCCGCGCAGGTGCTTACGTCACCCTGCAATCTACCGGGGTTAACCTCACAGTCAGCTCCGTGAGCGGTAGCGTGTACCTGCGTGCAAGCAACGCAGGGAGCATCCGCGATGCGGCTGAACTACCAGCCCGCCTCGCCGCAGCAAACGGCTACATCGTCGCCACAGGCTCGGGTAACGTCAAGACGTACTACCGGTATGACGACGCCCGCAAAGTATGGGTAGAGGACTCTGCCTGGGCGGATATGGTATCTATGTCGAACATGCCCCTTCAACTTGTCCGCTCCTCGTTAGGGGTGTACACCCTTACGACCCCAACGTATGAGCGACGGGCCGCTGGGGACGCGAAGTCCAACCCGGTGTTGAAGTTCGCCTCGGACGGGGTCACCGGCCTAGCAGCATTCCAGGGCCGCTTGGTCCTGCTGTCTAACGAGTACGCCTGCCTAAGCGCCAGCGACAACCCGCTGCGCTGGTTCCGTAGTACCTTGTCCACGGTGGCGGATAACGACCCCATCGAGGTAGCGGCGCAGGGCAGCCTCACGGCCCCGTATGAGTACGCCGTGAACTTCAACAAGGACTTGGTAATGTTCTCCCGGCGTTATCAGGGGATCATCCCAGGCGGCTCACTGGTGACCCCGCGTACCGCTAACGTGGCCCTCATGACACGTTACGAGGTGGATACCCTGGCAGAACCCACGGCGGCAGGCCGGTCCATTTTCTTCGGTGCCCCGCGTAGCCTTGGCTTTGTCGGTGTGCATGAGATGGTGCCGAGCCAGTACAGCGACAGTCAGTACGTAGCCGACGACGTGACTAGCCACATCCCCCGGTACATCAAGGGGCCTTTCCGGTTCATGGTCTCCAGCACCACGAGCAACATCATGGTGGCCGGTACCAATGAACCGAATGAGCTGCTGATTCACGAGTACCTGTGGAGTGCTGCGGAGAAGGTGCACGCATCTTGGCATAAGTGGAAATTCGCTTGGCCTGTGCTCGACGCGTACTTCTCTGGGGATGTGTTGGTGACCTTGTTCGGCGTCAACGGGCAGTTGGTTATCTGCCGTATCGACATGCAACGCGGCGCGGGTGATGTGAGCCCTACCGTTCCCCGTCTAGACTTCTACGTCGATGCAACTTGTACGGTGGCCGGTAAGCTGTCCGTTCCTGTGATCGTAAAGTCTACGGGCACTGACCTGCGCGCCTTCAAGATTGAGGGTGATAACGCGTACTTGGGGCAGAAGGTATTCTCTAGCACCACGTCTGGCGGGTTCGAGGTGCTGGACATCCCAGAGGCTGTGCCGGGCGACGTGTACACTGTCGGGTACCTGTACGAATCTGCTTTTACCCTAACGCCGCCCGTGATCAAGGACGTTAAGGACGTACCGATTACAACCACCCGTGCGGTGCTGCACAGGTACCGGGTGTCAGTGATGAACACCGGGCAGTTCCGGTACAACGTGGCCGATGCTATCCGCCAGACGGGTGACACCACCACTACACCTTTGCGCCTGTACAGCCAGCAACTCGGGGCCGGTCTACCGTTAGCCGACACGGCCACGGTGACTATACCTGCGCGGGTGGATATGCGTACTGCCCTGCTGACGCTCTCTACCGACGATTACTACGACTTGAACGTAAGTAGCATCGAGTACGGCTTCCGCTACCACCAACGATTCAGGAGAGCGTGATGTTTTGGATGCTCGCGGCGACCGCCGCATTAGGTGCCGTGAAAACCGGTATCGAGAACAAAGAGAAGGCGCGCCAAATCAAGGCGCAAAACAAGGTAAACGCCGCAGCGGACTTGCAGACCACTGTGAACAACGCCCAGAACATTGGTGCACTGTTGGTCCAGGGCGGGCAGCTCCGCGTAAGCGCCGCTAAGCAGTTCAACGAGGCCGAGCGCGAGGCATACAAGGCCAAAGGCAGCGGCATCGCCAACGCGGCAGCCGCCCAGGTTAAGGGGGCGTCTGTCGACGCCACCCTTAACGACATCGACCGAGAGTTAGCCGAGGCAGAAACCGGCATCCAACAGAACTTCGAGGTCGGGC